GGTGAATTTTCTCTTGCTATGGTTAAAGACGAAAGAATTAAACCGAAGAAAGATGTTATAGTGTATCATGGATACGATATACCAGAGTTTGGAATTAAAAGACTAGATTCATTCCAAGAATATCTTCTAACAACATCAATAACATATTCGATGGAGTATTTTGATTTTGTTTTCGGTTATTCGTACATCACAAAAGAACGCAAACTGACTCATGACACTATTCAAGAGATATACAATTCGCTCGACTCCAAATATGAAAAGCTTTTGTTCGTTAAGAATAAAATAGATGAAATAAACACATTCATTCCAAGAAATGAGTATCTTCGGTACATTCATAATTCAGATTTTACTCTCATAATGCCAGCATATGAGAAAGACTGTTTTTCGATTTATAGATTATTAGAAAGTGTTCATCATGATTGTATTCCGCTCATACATGAAAGTTGTTTCGTGAAAGACGTAGAAGATTCATATGACATAGATTTAAGCCCATATATAATAAGCAATACAAATATAAATGATGCCATGAGCATGAACCGTGATGCTGGGCTGAAATATCTGAAAGACAAATTATTCAAATGAAACATGCGTCGATAGTACCATTGATTGGTGGCGAAACAATTGCATCACAAAATGTATTCGGTTCTAGACCAGAGTACATTATGTCATATACACCATTCTATGACAATGACAAACACCTCTTAGAATATTACGATAATGAAGTGCCTTATCATGTTCTTGATAATGGTCAGAAACCATCTAGTTCTGTTGATATCATTTCTTCAGTATGTCCATGTGCTGGTCTATCAATGCTTTCAGCTGGCTTTGGTGATCATAATGAAAATAACAAATGGATGATCAATACGACTAAGTATGTTCTTCAAGAAGCAAAGCCTAAAGTTCTTTGGGGAGAAAACGCTCCAGGTTTTGCTGGAAAGATCGGTAAGAATGTACGAGCTGAAATGTTAGAAATAGCAGACGAAGCCGGATATAGCATGAGCGTATATAGAACCAAAAGTCTTCTTCACGGTGTTCCACAGGTAAGAGAAAGATCGTTTTACTTCTTTTGGGAAGGTAACAAAGTTCCAATTTTCAATTATTACAGCAAGCCTCGAGTTACGATAGAAGATACTATACTCAGTGCTAGTAAAATAAATTCGATGCAAGAAGTCATAAATAAAAAGACTCCAACTGATGATCCATATTACAGATACATTTTAGAAGAATTGCGCGGCGGTATTAGTCATGCAGAACATGCTGCGACTATTGAAGCATCATCAGCTCGTGGTGTATGTGTATATGCATACATCGAGAAACAAGGTATTGATTATCTTACACTATCTAAATGGATGGAGAAAAACAATTATCCAAAAGAGGTGGAGAAGTGTATATATAGATATAATAAGCTAAAAGCCGGCGGAGGCATCATGCGCCGCGGTATTATTGTTCCGAAAGATTACATCGGAGCATTTGTTGGTCATTATCCCGTTTCACTTACACATCCAGTAGAAGACAGATTCATAACATATAGAGAAGCTCTATCAATCATGGGAATGCCTGATGACTTTATGATGGTCAAGTCCGGTAATAAATATCCAGCAAATCATATCTGTCAGAACGTTCCAGTAAGAACCGCTGAAGATATGGCCGTGGAAGTTAAAGAGAGTCTTCTTGGAAATAGACAATGGGTTAAGAACAAATATATGATGCAGAATAACAATGCACAAGACATCCAAGAAGAAATAAGTAGAGATGATAATTCGTTAATGGGATTTTTTAATGACAGACTTTAGATTTAATGAGGACGCGTATCTTGAAGAAATTCGAGCGCAAATAGAAAAAACTTATAGAGAACATTATGCAAAAGATGGAAAACAAGCTGTAGAATTCATAATGGACACTGGACATGGTGAAGGATTTTTCATAGGGAATATCATGAAATATTCTCAAAGATATGGAAAGAAAGGCACTCGAGAAGATTATCGTAAAGATTTAATAAAGGTAATCCATTATGCATTATTGCAATTGTATATGCACGATAAAACTGATAAGGAAGAACTTGTAACCGACACCACAACTGTTCCCATTCGACCACTTAAATTCAAACACTCTTTATACACAGCCAAGGAAACTTAAATGAAAATAGTATACTACGTCGATCCAACCCAGATCAATGGATTGTGGTCAGATCATATTAAAAACCTAGAAGACGATATGATTAAACGTCGATTTCTTGATCCAGACGAAGATCAAGTCATTTTTGTACAATCTAGTCATACATGTGTAGAGGTAATTTCGTGCCAGTAGAAATTAATGTTCCCGTAGAGGAACTCAGAAAAAAGAAACTTTTCGTTGCAACGCCAATGTATGGTGGTCAATGTGCTGGTATGTACACCAGATCAATCGCAGATCTTTCTGCGCTATGTACGCATTATGGAATTGAAGTCAGATTCTTCTTTCTATTCAATGAAAGTCTTATTACTCGAGCGCGAAATTATTGTGCTGATGAATTTGTAAGATCAGACTTCACTCATATGATGTTTATCGATGCTGATATTGGATTTAATCCACATGATGTTATCGCACTCTTAGCTCTTCAGAGCTCAAATGATGATGACGAGTATGATATTATTTCAGGACCATATCCTAAAAAATGTATCTCATGGGAAAAAATCAAGCTTGCTGTAGACAAGGGTGTAGCTGATGAAGACCCTAACGTACTAGAAAAATATGTTGGTGATTACGTCTTCAATCCAGCCGAAGGCAAGAATGAAATTTCTATCTCTGAACCAGTAGAAGTTCTTGAAACTGGTACGGGATTTATGATGATAAGAAAACCAACCTTCGCGAAATTCGCTGATAAATATACACAACAGCTGTATAAACCCGATCATGTCCGCACTGAACATTTTGATGGTTCAAGAGAAATCATGGCTTATTTCGACACACCAATTGATCCTACATCCAAAAGATATCTATCAGAAGACTATATGTTTTGCCAGTGGTCCAGAAACATTGGAATGAAAGTTTGGTTGTGTCCTTGGATGAATTTACAACATGTCGGTATGTATATTTTTGGGGGTAGCTTAGCCGATCTAGCGTCTATTGGAGCTACAGCAACAGTGTCATTAGATCAAATTAAAAACAAGAAGAAAAAGTGAGTTATATAATGAAATTCGATTCTAAAACAATACAAATTCTAAAGAATTTTTCCTCGATTAATCACGGTATTATGTTCCAACCGGGCAATACCCTATCAACAATTTCTGCTACAAAGACTATTTTAGCTAAAGCTACTATAGAGCAGAATATTCCATCACCATTCGCAATTTATGATCTTTCTAGATTCCTCGCTACACTATCACTATTTGATAATCCCGAGGTAGAAATTCAAGATGCATGTTTAGCTCTTAAAGAAGGTAAGCGCAGCATTAAATACACTTTCGCAGATCAAAATACTATTGTTGTACCGCCACAGAAAGATTTGAAGTTTCCAGCTCCAGAAGTTGAATTTAAGCTTGAAGCTAACGTCTTGAGTGAATTGCTTAAAGCTCTAGCAGTTCTTGCACTTCCAGAAATCGCAGTAGTTGGTGATGGTGAACATATCACGCTTGATGCTATCGATAGTAAAAATCCAAGTGCTGACAGATATAGTGTTGCAGTTGGAACTACTACAGAAAAATTCAATATGATTATCAAAGCAGAACATCTTAAACTGTTTCCTGGCGATTATGATGTAGAAATATCTTCGAAGGGTGCTTCAATGTTTAAGGGCGCGGACGTAGAATATTTTATTGCAGTTGAAAGTAATTCTAGCTATGGCTGATATAAATATTATTAAGCTAAAGCGTAAAGCTGTAGCATATGCCAAACTTCAAAAACAATTGTTAGTAATGGAACATGAAGTTAAAGAAGAAATGCAGACTTACTATTATGGCATAGGCTGTCTTATGTTACCGAGATTTGAAAGAGTAATTGAACAATTTAAATGAGTGATATTATATGATTATGAACGAAAATCCACTCTGG